GTTATTTCATATGCCTGGTGGTGGAAATTAATTGAAAAACTAGCTTCATCTGAGGACTACAGACTGCCTTTTAAAAAATACACATTTATAGCTCTCGATAAAGAACTAGGAATT